TGACGCACCCCACTATCTGTGCCCATGTTGGCATTGGGATCGCCCGGTGCAAAAGCGCGGGAGACTAAAGATGAAATAACAAAAGTAACGGCAAATGATGCAGCAGCCATACCAGCGGCACCTAAAGCTGCTGCCATCACAATGGCATCACCAGCAAAGAACACAGCAGCAATTAATGAGGTTGGCATAATTATTCCCTAAAAAATGTTGCTTCAAGCAACTTATATTTGCGTTTTGTAAAATCAATTAATGGAGAATTTGCAAGCACTGAAGTGCAAACATAATCAATCCGACCTTCATCAATCATGACTGTTGCTCTGTTATCAAATTCGCACCATAAGCGACCACCTACTGTACCATTTCGATGCTCAGGATTAACCCACCACGCAAGTTCTCTTAACTCGAAAACTTCAGGACACCAGACATTCCCGGTAATGATGGCCGCAAGAAATCCTCGATATTGAGTATCAATCAAAATAAAGCCTCGTCCTGCCAGCATCATTTCCATAAGTTTGGCAACATGAGCGGCATCATGCGCTTCTGTATTTTGCAAAATGGAAATTGGTGATGCTGCTGAATAATCCCGCATCATATTCAATAATGCAGGCATATCATATTTGGTGGCATTCCTAATCATGCGTGTGTATCATTATCTACATATACATAACCCATTTTGGGGGAGTAATCCAATGGATCACTACTGACAGTGGCTGATTGTGGTGGCTTTCCAAAATCAAAATATGTTGATGCAACAATTGGAACACGATTCATTGATGTATCGTTTGGATATATAAAATTCCATGCCTTAGGCACTGTTTTAATTCCTTGAATTCGATTATCAAGAATTGATCTGAAACTAGAACAAGAAATTCCAACCGTTGCTATTCTAACTCTAAGGTCGTCATCAAACTGCTCAGTAATTGATGCATTGGAAACAATCCCTGTATATCGTTTAAAAAACTGAAGTGTGGGCGTAGTAATTATTTGATTTTGTGCATCAAGAAATCCACGCCATACATCGATGTTAGAGCCTTTAATGTTTGCGCCCAAAATAATGGCAACATTAGAACCATCAACACCAGTTAACTGAATTGTTAAATCGGTTGAAGTTGCTTTGATATTTCTATCAATTTGGCTGATTGAAAGCAAACTGCCAAGGTTATTAAAAGTCATGCCAGACACCGTAATAGGTGCTGCCGCATTACAAAAATAATAATTATCTGTTGCCGTGCTTAATTTAATAAATTCTGCTTGAACGATTGATGCGCTGTTCAGCGCGGTCATTGTTGTACTCATCCTGTAATGTCCTCAATAAATACAAAATCACCATCCCATTGAACAAAAGCGCCATTGGTCATTGGGTTTAATGTGTATGTGGGACATTGTGCAGCAAGCAAATAAAAAGTGCAAGCTGAACCAACGGCGGTTAAAGTGCCTACGGATACAGTGCCAATGACTGGCCTATGCAATGTTACATTAATAGTAGAAAGACTGCCCCTAAGAACTGTAGTCGTAACTTTATATGAATAGCTGCCAAGTTGTATGAAATCACCAGCAGCAAAAACTACGGCTAAAGCACTAATCACAGGAAGATTGCCCACGGATATAGTGGTGGCATTTGCAGCAGGAACAGATGCCAGCGTTAAAGCCGATACCTGAGCCAAAGTTAAACCACCTTGATAAAGCGTAAACCAATTTAAACCAGTACCTGCAAACGTAATTGTTTGTGGCAATTGTCGATCGCTATTATCAATTGCTTGAATGACGCCGCGCACTTGCGGATAATACAAATAATTATGAGGTTTGACTGTAAATTGCCACGGGACTGAAGTTAAATATTGAGCCACGCGCACTTGTCCAGATCGGCTGACTTGTTGTCCAACAGTTCGTCTATTTTGCACACTAATAGATTGGCTGATATTAAAGATTGTCTGAAAACTCATTTATGTTCTCCCGCGATTAACGGCTAGATTTTTATTGCCATAAGCATTGGCTGCCCATACAGCTTTAGAGCTTCCCAGAATGCGCTCTTCAAAACTTTTGGTATCAATGGCTTGAATATTGTAATTGGTGATGTTGTTAGTAGTGCCTCCACCGCCCAAGTTCAATTGATGATTGGGAATGATCGTGCCAGCAGTTTTTGGAACAAACAATTCAGGACCACGTTCACCAACCATTGATGCTTGATTCACTGGTGGATCACCGCCATCGGCAAATTCAGCCATTTGAAACATAGCTTGCGTTATGCCGCCGCCACCGCCACCTCCACCAAAACCAAAAGCACCAAATGCCATTTTTAATAATGATACAGCTTGCGCCTTGATTTGAATGGCGATCAAATCTTGAATGACACTTTGAGCAAAGCCTTTAAAGTTCAGTTTGCCAGTCTTAACAAAATTATCCAGCGCCGCATTCATATTAGAAAAAACGGATTCAAAAGCCATTTGCCCTTTTTCCATTTGAGTAGGAAGATTGCGAAATGCTTTATCCATTTCTTTTTCAAAGCCTTCAGCAAAGGTTCCAGTCTTGGCTTTGACCGCTATATCTCGCCGCTGTTGTGCCAAGTCTAATGACCGTTGTTGAAGTTGCACTTGCACTTCCAAGGCTTTGGTTTGTGCATCCAAAGTCAAAGCATCATTGTCTCGAATGGCTTTGACCGCATCATCATACTGTTGAGCAATCAACAACTTATCGCGCTGCAATTGCAAATCATCTTCGCTTAAATGATTGACGTTTTGATTCAGCAAAAATAAATCATGCCCACGGGTCAACGTTTGGTCTTCCAAGGCTTGTTTCGCCACTAATAATTTATTGCCTTGCTCAAAATGCTCATTTAGTTTGATGTAATCGGCTCGCTCTTGTTCACGAACATTAAAGCCTTTTTGCTCTAAAGCCAATTGCTTTTTTAATGCAGCGGCAGCATCAGCCGTGGCTTGTTTGCCGGGGGCTACGGTGCGTTTGGCTTTTGGCTTTGTTTCATCCCAACTGCCAACTTCACTATCTTTAACGCCTTTGATAAAAGGGTTTTCTAATTGCTCTTTTAATTCTGCTAATTTTTTTTCATTCTCTGCACGATCTGCATATCGAGCCGCAATAATTTTTCCAATTTTTGCACGATCTTCCGATGTTGAATAAATATTAATATCAGCAATGGCTTCAGCAACATCTTTCCACGCCTTAAAGACACTGACTAAATCTGTGACTTCAGTAGCAAAACTGGCAATTTGATATGCACCTTGAACAAATAAAAAGTGCATGACATCTTGCAATGCCGTTCCTTTATCCGTCAGCGTTGATAAATAATCTGATGTTTTAATTAAAACTGGGCCAAGTTCCGAGGCCAACAAAGTCATAAAATCGCGGCCACTTTGTGCCAGTCGGTCATACATATCGGCAGCATCTTGCAAGCCTTGAGCTTGGGCCGCTGTGGCACCAGCACCCGTATTCATACCATCAGCCAACGCGACAAAATCAACACCCTTGGCAGCTTTGCCAAACATATCCATGGCTTTGGCATTGCGGGTCAACGGGTCTTCAATGGCGGCAATACTTTGAATGGCTTTGCCAAATAAATCTTCTGTTGATAGCCTGCCCAAATCTTTTAATGAAATGCCAATTTTGGTGAATGCCTTTTGAGCATCATCAGAACCAGAGGCGGCACTATCAACAAAATTAGTAAAGCTGGCAAGCAATTTTCCGGCATCATCGGCATTTCCGCCAGACTGAGCCAGCGCATTATTCAATTTGATAATTGAATCAATGGTGACATCATTGGCTTTGGCTACATCGGCAATTCCATCGGCATACGCCAAGGCTTGATGTGCTGCTGCTACAAAAGCAGCAGTGGCAACCGTGGCAACGGTGGCCGCATTTGCCGCCACTTGTTTGCCAAAATCATATAATTTTTTATTGGCCTGATCTAAGCCTTTAGAAAATTCAGCACTATCCAACCCAAGTAGCACGCCAAGTCTTGCAATATTAGCCATTCTTTACCCCAAATTTATTTGCCTCAAAACCCGGAGCCTGACTTAAAAATAGTAACAGGCTTTCGTTTATCTTGTCTTGTTGCTCGGCTTCACTTATTGGTGGATAAATGTAATCGTAGGATGGCCCGATTATATTGTTTAATGTATATGGAGCCGCCCCGCGGGGCCGCATGTAATTAAATACACCATTGGTTAAATTACCAAGGGCAGTAATAATGCTTTGATTCCCCAGCAGACCATCAGCATACATGGTCTGAATTTGTAGCATGGTGACGACATCAATCTCGTCAATCTGTTCTTTTGTATGCCCGTTGAAGATCATGGAGCATTCCACTTGCGACCTCAACGAGCCAATTAGTTTTTTCTTGATTCCTTGTAGCTGGGTGAAATCACTTCACCAATCTTATCCACCAATTGAATTTGCACAGACACGGGCCATTCGGCTTCAATGTCTTCATAAGTAATGTCATCCAGATTATTCTCTGGATTCTCTGTCACCAATAACTTGATGTATTCAACAATGCGAATCTCAGTCATCACTTTGGTTTTGGCAGCACCACGCATCGAACGACCATTAATCAGAATGTCATTCTCTTGAAATTCAAATTCCTCGGTGGCCTGATCTTTCAGTTCAATCAAGGTGGCGGTCATTGCTTTGTAGACCGCATCAATTTGCGCTTCGTCTGGTGTCGTGATTCGGATATACATGGCGTCAGATTCAGCAACCAAAGGCAAACGAACCGTGAACGTATGTCCACCCAGTTCAAATGTTTTTTGAGCTAAATGTTTGCGCTTGTCAGCGTAGGAAGTGCCAAAGGCAGAGGAGAATTTTGTCATGTCATTTTCTTTCGGAAGGTATCCATTCTGCGAACCAGAATGTTTTTTAAATTATCCACCACCGCACTTGATTGCGTTTCAAGTGCAGATCGTAAATAAGGATGCGCTGGATTTTTGGCTGTACCAAACTCTTGAGCAATCGCACGGGCATCGCTTTTGATGCCCATCTTTGCCAGTTTTTTACCGGGTGCAGTTGTCACTAAAGCAATAACGGTATCGGTTGATGATACATACTTAGACGACTTATCTTTGCGCGTAGGACGGCGCGCCTCCACTTGCAAAGAACGCCGCAAGCCTCCAGTATCAATTGGAGAATCAGCGCGTGCTTGAGCCAGTACAGGCTTCATGGCTTCACGCACTGCTGGCACTAACACTTTACTGCGTGCCATCTTATCGCCAAAATCATTTTCAAGTTGCTGAAAGACTTTTAAAACATCAGTCAATCCAGTTACTTGAACAGAAACAGTTGCCACGATTAACCTTTAATAATCTTATTGTAAATTTCATTATTTAACGCCATGGCATAGGATACAACAGCCGCAGGAGTCATGTGCGGTGCGTGCATCGCTGCAATTTCATGCGCAAGAGTGACCGCTGTCATACGCTGTTGAGTAAAGCCAAACCAATCTTTTCGAATTTCAGATTGATTGACTAAAAAGCCCAATAGATCGTTGGTGTTTTGTATTGTCGTTGTAGGTATCATTTAAGGGTCAATTGGTAAAGTGTGCCGTCAATTAAAGATGCAATTTCATCGGTGATGTTTTGCAATTCAGAATCTTGTGGAAAGTCTGCTTGCTTGCGTAGATCAGCAACTTCATCTTGAAGATAAGTCAAATAATCTACAGCATCAGTAGGCACATCAAAGCCGGGAAGGTATGTAATGCGCGTTGCATATTTCCCTTGATAGGATTCCACAAAAGAATCAATCAGGTCGCCTACAGCCGTATAGAAGGCTTCTAGCGCCTTATGCTCTGCAAAGCTGCGAGTTGCTAAATGCAACATATGCGTACCAGTCACACTATGAAGCAAACAGGTAGCAAAATCTCCAACTGAATTGGTTTGCGTTTGTTCGACGCTGAATTTCATAGTATTTCCTTGTTGTCCATAACCATGAGCATAGGCCGCACGCGCCATAGCTTGCGCTTTGGCTTTTGTAGCGAATGGGCCTTTGCTGCCCCAATACCAGCCGTTAGGCTTTTTTGCGAGTGGCATTTGAAACAATCACTGGATTACATTCAGCCAACATTTTCAATACGGTGGCTTCACATGAATCAGGATCAGCCGCCAATAAAGCATCAGCCACTTCTTGCGCGTCTACTATAGCGCCCCGTACCATTTCTGGCAAAGGGCGATAAGTGGACGTTAGTTCTGCAACAACGTCCGTAAGCATTAAGTATTACTCCAGCCGTATTGGCCACCGCGTGGGTGAACGGTAAAAATGCATTTGGCCTCTGCACCCGGCTGGGCATCAATCTTAAACTCGCCAACACGACCATTGAAGGCATAAGCAATAGTGCTGACCCCATCCTCAGCCGCAACCACAAAGGTGCGGTCAATCACGCCGCTATACGCATCGGCACGCATTAACAATAAACCTACATCTGATGGATTCCATGCGGCTGTAATGGTCAGACTTGTAGGCGCTGCCTGAGTTGGAATTTTGTCCGATTGACGTGCGCCAGCGACTGAGAAACTTGCTACTGCATCGTCTTGACCAAAGACGGGCACTGCCTCCACATTCAATGGCGTACCAGCCGCGCCTGTACCGTTGGCAGAAATGCCAACGATAGTCGCTACTTGTGCTGCCCAAACTGACAAATTTGTCGTGGTCAAAGGCGTGGGTGTGGCGCCCGTTTGCGCCCACAGTGAGGCACTAAAGCCGGGTAAAACTTTTGATGGTGCTGCCATTAGTTATTCTCCTGATTAAGCGTTGTTCGACCAGCCGTACTGACCGCCACGGGGGTGAACAGTAAAGATACATTTGGCTTCAGCGCCGGGTTGCGCGTCAATCTTGAATTCACCTACACGACCATTGAATGCGTAGTAAACCACATTTGCGCCATCAGTTGCCGAAATAATGAAAGTGCGATCAATCACGCCAGAGTAAGCATCGCCACGCATGATCAGCAATTGAGAATCCGAGGGATTCCAAGCTGCCGTGATAGTCAAGCTGGCTGGCGCTGCTTGAGTTGGAATCTTATCGCTTTGACGCGCACCCGCCACCGAGTAGGAGGCCACAGCATCATCTTGACCAAAAGCGGGGATGGCTTCTACGTTTAATTGATTCGCCGTAATAGCCAAAGCCGAAACAGTGGCTACGGTGGACAAAGCCGCCGTGGTCAAAGCCGTAGGGGTGGCAGTTGGCTGGGCAAACAGAGCAGCAGAAAAGCCGGGCAAGATTTTATTTGGTAACGCCATGATGAATATCCTTCAAAAATTAAAAAGATGTTTTATGTTGGAATATCTAAGGTGCAGTCCAAAAAGACTTGCGCCAGCTTTTGTTCGTTGTCGTATGAATTGTACAACCACTGAACGTCTGCCTTTGCCACCCAAAACCCATTGGTGGGGCCACCAAATACTCCACTAAAACCATGCAAACTTTGCAAGATTTGGTCAGAGATCGTGAAGCCATCTTCAATGTTTTGTGTGAATATTGAAATCTGAAAAACAGGGGTATCAATACCTTTGTTGTTCTGATTTTGACCTGTATAAACTGGCTGGTGAACATTGCGCAACATCCAAGTAATAAACTTAGGCTGTGTTGCAAAGTTACGGTTAAACGCCGCATAAACGGGCACAGGGGTGACAATATTCGCCAGTTGGTACTGGATAGCCTTGGAATATTGGAGCGTACTATTTTGAGCCATATTACACCGCCGTTGCAGGGTCAGAACGATAGCACATAAAGCGCACAGTCATTCGGTCATCTGCTTCTCGCACATTATCAATTCGCCAAGAATTCCCACGCCATGTAATGGAAAAAATATCTTGACGATCAATAATCTGTTTCATGTTTGGCGTGTAATTCAATGTGAAATTAATCAGGTCTTGATAGAGCCGATACTTTTCCAGAATGTTCAAGCTGTTGGCTACTGAACTAACACGCCCACGAGTGGTGAACCATTTGGTTTGAATAGTTGTCTGTTCTCCAATGTCACTTAAACCGAAAGTGAGATTATTAATATCCAGATTTTCAAACCGTGCAATTGCCATTTACATCACCAAAGGTTTGTAGCTGCGTAACAAAGTTGAAACGCCAAAAGGAATATCGTGCAATTGTTTTTCCACCGTATTGCTGCGATTATTGTAAAGATGGGTAAGCAATAGCAAACCAGCTTGCTTGATAACTGGGTAGCTTGCCAATGGATTGGCTGTGGTCGAGTAATCAATGAAAATTGGCGCAGTCATGCTGGAATTAATGCCTGTTGGCAAAGTGGAAACAATGACTTTGTTTCCCGATTCATCATAATAATATTGGCCCACATCCACCGTTACCAAAACGGGCGGTGTAGCATCAGTCCAATATTTAACCGAAATAATCGAAACGCCAGACAAAACAGGATTAATATTTTGACTGACTTCTGGCAAATCAAAACTGATCGGGTTTGCGGCAATGCTTTCCATGCCATACCAAACGCGATAAGTAATCGGGAAAATCGACATGCCCAAATAATCTTCAATGGCCTGACGTGTTGCCAATTCCAAACCAGACAAATACGAATCTTGACTTTCGTCATCAAACATATTCAACTGATTTGTAATCTCTGCCAGCGTCAGCCAAGCAGTAGTATTGTCCCGCAAGACCTGTTCAACTTTTGTGTAGTTGAACGGGTTGCGAGTCGCTGCCCCGTAGGGCAAACCATATTGATTGGTATCAACAGCCATTTTGATTAAGTCTCAATCAAACGCACGCCAGCAAACGGATTACGCACAGTGCTGACCATACGCTTTTCAGCATACAGCGTCACAAAGCCGGGTGTGGTCTCTTCCATTGCTTGCACGGACATTTCTTCAATGTCAGCAATGGTCATAAACTGAGGCCAGTTTGCCAAGTACACCGGGAAGTTGCCAGCCGTACCTGTAGGGTCCAGATATGGATTGGGAATGACAGGGAAACCAAGAATATTGATCGCTGGGCCTTCACCCAATTCACCAGTTTCAACTAGTGAGTAACCACCGCCACCATGTGCATATTGACGAATTGCGCTTATGTAGCTGGGGTGCATATGCCATGCTGTGCCCGGCAAACCCCAATACTGAGGCGGCAAAGCATTAGCCATTTCAGACAGTGATTCATAATCAACGCCTGTATGAACATGACCAACAGTCGCCAAAGTATGAATGCCGTTGGTGATGGCAGTGCCTGATGTGCCAAAGGCAGCCACAGCACCAGCAGCGCCGGGGTAGTAGTTCAAACCACGCAAACCCTGACCATCACCAGTGGCAAGCGTAGTGCTTCCGGCTTGGTCATTGTTATCTGCCATTGAAGCGGCTTCGATAGCCGAAAACTCCAAAAACAAGTCTTCAATGATGGTCTCATTGATGTAATTGATATCGGACATTGCCGCAGTACGAATCGGCAATTGCGCTGAAATCACGCGAGTTGGCAATTGCCAGATGGTAGTGTTTGTTCCGGGTGTTCCTACGTTTGGAGCCACTGTGTAACCCCAAGGTGTGCCATTTGTGGCATTACCAGTCTTGGCGACAAACTGTGCGCTGGAACCAGCAACTTTAACTTGTCGTGCGCCTTTGCGAAATGGGTTTGCATATCGTAATGCCGCGAATGCGTCATCAAAATATGTCTTACCACCCTGACCATCGCCACTGCCCGTCAACGATGCTTGCTCACGCAAATCAATTGTGATTTTTTCCCCTGTTTCCAGAGTCTGTTTAATGCTGTTGAGGATTTTTTCGGTGATGGTCTTCATTTATTTTTCCAAGTAAGTGGGCATAAAGGGGAGGGCCGAAGCCCCCCCCTCAAAGCTGCTTAGTTTGCAGCGGTAGCCGTAGAGCGGAAACGCACCAGAGCGTTAGGATCGCGCACCGAAGTAGCCAAACGCTTTTCACCAAAGAAGGTGATGTAACCGGGCAAAGTCTGGTCATAACGGCGCATAACCATGTTCAAACGGTCAATGATGGTGTGACCACGCGACCAGTCACCAAAGTACATTGGGTACTTGCTGATTGTGCCTGCGGTGGCGGTAGTCAATTGACTTGGAGTATCCAAGTATTTATTAACAACAACATCAAAGCCAAGCAGTTGACCAACAATACCATTGACCGAGAGAGATTCAACAGAGTTGAAAATCGGGCGACCATTGGTGTCTTGCAGACCACGGATTGCTTGCAACAGGATTGGGCTGACCATGAATTTGGCGCTATCAGTCCAATATTGTTGTGGCAAGGCGTAAATCATGTTGATCACATCTTTGTACTGGATAGCATTTGCGCCCACGGTGTTGACGTTTGAGGTCAACTGATCGTAAGTTGCAAGACTGTGCAAACCAGTAGTAGAACCAGTACCGGATGAACCAAAAGCCGCCACAGAAGTCGTGCCGCCTGTGAAGGTTGCATTTGCGCCGGGGTATTGATTCAGGCCACGCAAACCATCAGCACCACCAGTTGCTACTGTCGAGCCAGTACCAGTTTGGTCGTTGTTGGAGATCATTGATTGGGCTTCGCTCTGAGCGAATTCCATCAACATATCGTCAACCACATTGGCTTCCAGACCGTCGATGTCATCCAAAGCCGCAGTACGGATTGGGAACTGGACGTTAATGTCTTTCAGAACCAATTGCCAAATGCTGGTGTTCTCAGTAGTGGGCGTGCCGTTGTTCTGGATTGCATATCCCCACTGGGTTCCTGCATTTCCCGTTTTCACCCTAAATTGATAGCTAGAGCCATCAGTTGCCACAGTGCGTGAAAGACCGCGCATTTGGTTAGCCAAACGCAGAGCCACAAACACTGGATCGTACGTTGTGCGTCCACCTTGACCGTCACCACCAGCAGCAAGGCCAGCAGCTTCTTTCATGTAGGCATCATATTGGCCTTGGTCTTCGAACATTTTCAGTTCTTTTTCACCTTGGCGTGCGCCCTTGTAGTAACCAGCCAATTGCTCTTTCACGGCACGATTAACATCGCCGCGAACGGTCTTGACAATCTTGATAACCGAAGGAACTTGAACTGAAGCAATTTTGGCTTCGAGAGCCGCCATTTTGGATTCAAGTTCAACTTTAGCAGCCTCAACAGCCGCAGGGATTTTGGCCTCAACTGCCAGCACGCTTTCGGCTTGCTTGGCTTCGATAGCATCGAGTTTTTCGATAATTTCTTTAGACATGGTATTAACCTTTGAGTCGTTTAGTGAGAATTTGCATTAATTCACGTTGCTCAAGAGCCGCGAGAATTTCTGCGTTCGTGGTCGCTTCCGCACCAGCATCACGCTGAGTCGTCGCATTTTCATTGGGCACTTTTACGGCATCACGCTGCTCAAGCACCTTCTTGAAAGTTGATGCGGCAGCGACCGCATCACTCTTGGACAGTCCAGCATCCCGCAGGGCTTGTTCCATGATTTTCAAATCTGCTGAACCATCAGCACGGAAATATTCCAAATGGCTCACGTTTGCTTCAGGATTATTTGGATACATCACCACCGAGACTTCGCGCAGACCACCCTTGGTGATTTGAAAATAGGCTTCATCGGTTTGGTCTGGTTTGCCATCAGCATTCACCATTTGGTATTCATCAGCATAAGCACCAACCGAAACGCCGCCAAACATTGTGGGGCTTTCCTGCATGATGGTGTAAGTATCCTTACCCATCGCCGTATTGGTATAAATACGGCCCGAGGCGGTCATGCCTGATTCTGAAAACTCGAATGAAGTCCATTCACCGATAGGCATGGAGTCTGCATTGTGATTCAAAAACATAGGTAAGGGTTTACCAGTAGCCGCAAACTCTTTGGCCCAATCCATGAAGCCTTCAGGTTGATAATTGAAACGTCTACCGTCAGCGCCTTCTCGTGCGCCCCATGTGGTTACGGTGGCTTCAATCTGACCGGGGTTTGCCGGGTTGCCTGCGACCAGTTTGGCCTCGCAGAGCAACATTACTTTTTTTTGCATCATTGATTACATCTCCATCATTAACTTTGCGAACGTCAATGTCATATATTATGATGGATTTTTTTTTCGCCGCTTGGCGCGTGAATACTTGCTGTATTGTACGCATCAAAATGATTATTTTCCAATATTCATTTTACGGGTCTGATTTCCACCGCCGCCGCCAGTATCTTGTGGGCTTGTGCCAAGTTTAGCATCAGCGGATGGGGTGGTCTTAAATTGCAACTCGTCACCGCCATCAATCGTGGGCATATTCATATAATTGCGCCCTTCATTGGGCGTCATTAATCCAGCGCCAACACCAGCCACCGCAAAATTCATTTGATCCAAAGGTGCGCCCTTTAGGAAATTCTTGGTATCAAACTCAATACACAGATTTGGATAGCCGGGGAATAATTGACTTCGCATCTTCTGCTGAATATTAACTGAAGTCGGATAAATCGTAGATTTATAAAACTCGTCCAGCATGGTCTGGGTGTTGTTGTATTTCTGATCGGCAATACCAATCATGGCTGGGGGCACGCCAAACAATCCGCAAATACGCTTCATGGTTTGCTCTTTGAGCTTTGAAGCATCAGTATCTTGCAGCGTCAACATATTCAAAGGCGTGTATTTCATGCCTTGGTCCAGCAGCATGCCCTGACCGGGTTTGCTGGGGTCGCTCTGGCGACTGCCCGTCATGTTTGACCATGCTTCTTTCAAACGTGCTGAAATTTCCTTGAATTTCCCATCAGGAATGACTTGCTCAGTCGTAAACATCCCGGAAGGCTTTGCGCCGTTTTGCATAACGTAATTGGCATACAAATCAATGTCCTGATCCAAGCTGATAAGTTCAGCCGCCAAAATGCCTTTGTTAAAACCAGCCGAACCTTGCCACGCCATGTCTTTAATGTGCATGACCTGATGGGCTTCCAGAGGTTCATCACGGCTGAAGCCATAGGACGGAGTGGACAGGCGGTAACTGGGATAACGGGTGGGTGTAATCGTGACCGCAATCAAAGTGCTGTCCAACAAATACATTTCCAGCGGCGTTTCCAGAGAATTTTTCTGGTTTTGTCTCCACCAAAGGGTAAAGGCTTCGCCGGATAATTCGTACCACATGATCCACTGATACCAAAACTCATAGGCGCTTTGAAACTTATTTGGCTCTGCCAAAAGTGCCGCCACCTGCTTGGCTTTCGCTTTATCTCGCTTTCCCACCAGTTCAGAAGTAGTGGCATCCACCATTGAACCGTCTTCCATTTTGCACATCACTTGAATGGGCAATTGTGCAATCGCACGAGCTTTGGCAGCAACACACGCCATCACCGTACTATTGCGCGTAAGCAACGACATATCCACCGGGCGACCAGCATTATTGGTCGATGCCGTGGTCACATAGAGGATTTGCGTGTTGGTTTTGGACTGCTGACCGCCTTGATAAACGATGTTGTTACCAAGTGCGGTCTGCCCAAATAGCGTGTTTGCCTCGTCAGAAACAACCGCTTTACGCTTAAAAATGTCCGTTATTGCCATAATATTGCCTTAAAACGCTCGAAACCCAAACCCAGAGACCGCCGCATTATCCAATG